CAGAAACAACAACATTGCCAAAAGAGCCTTGACCAGTGGGCAAATTGAAGAAGAGATATGGGGAGATGTAAGGGGTACAAAACTCCATAGAAGTGGTATTAGCTAAGTTCATTACAACATGGGCACAGCCAGAAGCGGCAATAGTGTCGGTGGCGGATGTGGTCGAGTACCACTGGGTGTGGGAATTCATATATTCAGAATAAGGGACGTAGTGCATCATCAGAGCGCCAGCCTGAAAGGGTTGAGAGTTGACCTCAATGCGCACGCGAACACGCGCCTTGAGACCAACAAATCCCTCGAGCTTATTAATATTTTGAGTGATAACGTAAGATCCGGAATTGAAGAGTTGTCTAGGGAAAGTCATATTGGCGAGGACAGTGCCACGAGCACCGGCCCCCCAAGTACCCTGATATATGATGGCATAACGAGAAAGAAAGTCAGTTATAGAGTGAGTTTGTTTCTCGCCAATATCATCATACATGAGGGAGGGGAGGTCGGCCATCTTGGCACAGTAATTATCGACAGCTTTGGTGCCATCGTCGCGCAGGGTAATCGTATCAGTTACATTTGGGTCGGTATTTAGCAGAATATCGGGGTTGGAATTAAAATTTTGATCAGTAAGTGAGTGTCTTAGACGCTAGGCCACTTAACCATAGCGCCGCATTGGTGGTTCCTTGGATGATGGAGGAGTGCTCCGCGTGATCCTAGGAGGTAAGGATAAATATCCACGCCGCCGTCCCTTAATAGCAGTACTAAACATTTTATTTACACCAATAATTTGTATATGTTAGGCAAGATCACATCGAGGGGGTAGGCTATTTTGATCCAGAGATTATTTGATGATGGTAATGGAAAAGTCCCTCATCTCTGAATCCAGTGACACCAGCCTTGTGAGCGGCATCGACAATTTGGGGGACATACTCATCATACACGGCCTTTCCGTGCATCGCGATCTCCTTGATGACTTCGGAGACCACATCACTTTCTTCGGGGTTAGAATCGAAAGGTCTTTTCCTCGTCCAATTGAGCATTTCCAACCGGGTTGACAGTTCGGCGGGACACAAAAACACACTAGTGTCGCCAAACAAACTGTCAACTCGCTTGAATCCTCTCTTCAAGAACGAGATTTCGGACAGGGATTTATTATTCACAATTACACTACTTTTGTCTGCGGCAGTGTACTCCATACCAAAAGTCTTCATCACACTTACGAGAGACTCCATATTAAACCAAGAGATGATTTTCGGTTTAATAGACAGCACATTATCGTCTCCATATGCCACCATTCTAACGTTCTCATTAAAAGATCTCATTGAACGCTCTTCAGGACATTTCACACCAGCAAGGATCAAGTAGGCACAGCGAAACACAAGATTAACAAAGAGGGAATTCACTTCAGCAGTCGCGACAAAACCAGAGGGGAGAGAGTGCGTACATTGATAAACAGTTCCTCTACACACGCGTATCGCATACACGACTTGGTACCACAAATTGTACCTGATCGTATGGCACGCATCATCATACATAGAATCGAGAATCCAAAAAATTTTCCACATAAATTGATCCATAAGAGTCCCATCAAAATTTTT